GTTGATGTCAGATGCCAGCTTCTGCTTGGCGGACTGACCGAGGCGTTGCTCTTGCAAAGCGTCACGCAGTTCTTTCGCGTTCAGCACCCAAGGCACAGACTTGCTGTAGCCGATGGTGGCGGGAACGGACAACTGAACGTAGTCCTTGAAGTTGCTGGTCTGGTCCATGCCGTCGAACGACTGGCTGATGTAAGGCTGGGGACGCCAGATCACGTCAGACGTACGTTCCATCGTCACTTGGTCAGTGTTGTAAATCGAAGCGGCCTTCGACAGCACGAGTGCGTCTTGGAAACCTTCGAGCAGAAGTTCGAACGCGACGCGTTCTTCTTTGGAAAAAGCATTAGCCATGGTAAAAATCTCCTATCGGATGTTGAGAATCAGGTTTTCTGTTTGCGTTTCTGTTGGTTGCGATACTGCACGACCTTGGTGAAGTCGCCGGTCTTCGCTGCCTCTTCGCGCAAACGTTCGAGGGTTGAGTCCACCGTCCCAGCAACTCGTCCGGTTCCGGACACTGTACGCTCGGGTGGCGGTGCTTTGCGTTGGGTAACTTTCAATTGTGTCTCCAGTTTGGCCACCGCGAAAGCATATTTCACAGGGTCGTTGATTGCGGCGAGCTCTTTCACTTTTGCTGGGTTCTTGCCTAGCGCATAAATAACCAGCGCAGGATTCTCAGCACCTTGCAGAATTATGCCTTGTTGTGTTACAGAAAGCAACTCTTTTGCAACATCCTCGGCATCTTCGAAGTCTTTGACCTTGAGCTTGGCCTTAGCCTCGCCATAGCCATTGAGCTTCGCTTGCCAAGCGTCTTGAGCGGCTTTTGCCTCGGCTTCGGCCTTGGCGTTCTGTTCATCAACAACACGCTTCTGTTGGTACCAGTTCTCCAACGCAGCCTCGAATTTCTCGGCGTCGTAGTCGTGCTCTTCGAGTGTCGGCTTCTTGCCCAGTTGAACCGGCTTGGTCTCGGTTCGTGTGGAGGCGTTCAGCTTCTCTTCCAGCTCACGGATGCGGCGCTTGTCTTCGCGGTTGGCTTTGCGCAGCTCACGAACCCAGTCGGGTGCATTTGCGTGCTCGTCTTCGGGAGGAGGCGATTCCTCACCAATCGAAACAACAACGGTTTCGTCGCCTTCACCTTCGCTCTCGTTGCCTTCTTCGTTGGTCGTACTTTCGCCTTCGTCGCCAGCGTTGTTGCCTTCGCCTTCGTCGTTGGGAGCACCACCCTCGTCGTTGTCTTCAAGAACGATTGTGTTGTCTTCGTCTTCCGTGATGTTTCCTTCTGCCTTTGTGTTCATAATGTGACCCTGTTTTCAAACTCACCCAATAGGAGATGGCTGGGTGGACACCATTGCGGCTCCAGGTGCAGCTGGTGGCGTCTCACCACCGGAAATCAGCTGTTCACCGAGAGCTTGTACGAGGCGCATGAGCTGATCGCGCTGCGACATGTCAATGTTCGCTAGCGTCTCAACAGTCTTCGCTTCGGACTCTTTCGCCCTAGCGACATTGAGCAGCGTGTCTGCGCGTGCTTTGCCTGCTTGGGCTTGCGCCTGTTCTGCGGATGCCTTGAGGAATTCGGCATTCGGGTCAGGCGGCGTGTTTTGAATTTCTGCCATGAGGGCTTGCATCTCTTCGTCGGTCGGCTCCACAACGCCCATCTTTATGAGCTTCTTGCGGAAGTAATCGCGGACGTCTTGGATGCCTTCGCCTTCCATGTTCATCATGGCCATAGCGCCGAGCACCTGCAGGGTCTCAGGATCCTGCGTAATCTGCATCATGCCGGTCAGCGACCGCACGGTGGTCTGGCGCTTGCTGGCGGAAGATGGGCCAACGTCCACGGCAACATCGAAGTCTGCCTCGGACAGATCGTTCTCGTGCTCAACAGCACCGCTCTCGTCGACACGCGGCTTCAGCAACTCGATCGACTCGACCTCGCCGCCGCCGTTGATGCCCTTCATCTTACGGCCTTCTTCGATGAAGATGTCCTTGGCCATCGACAGCCAGATCTCGCCGCTGCGCTTGACGGCCTTGGCCATGTTGGACATGTAGATGAAGGTCTGCATGTCGAGCCGACCTTGAATCAACTCGATCGCTTTGCCCGAGATGTTCGGCTGCAACTGTTCACCTGCTTGTTGGTTGCCCAACAGATCCTGCATGTCCTGCTCGGTGATCTGGAGCAGAGCGGCGAGTGCCGGTGGCAGCTCGGGTGCTTTGGTGTAGGCGTTGGGACCAACGATCGCAGGGTTGCCGTTGGGGTCGGTCAGTTGGTTGATCAGCAGGTACGGGTAGTTCTTGAGGTTGTCCTCTGCCCACATCACTTGGTGGCCAGCGATCTGCTCCGGAGTGAAGATGGGCTTCTCAATGGACGACACACCGGCGTACTCGGCCAGCTTCGACAGCTGCATGTTCTTCAGACGCTGCGGATCCTTGGCCAGACGGACGTGGCCCATGCAACGCTCGACGTTGTCGACGAACCAACGCTTGCCATACACCGGCACCAACGGGATGTTCTTGCCAGCGATGTAGCCGCAGTCCTCAAGGACGCGGTTGCCGCAGATGATGTACTTGTGCACGCGACGACGCTTCAGCTTCTTCTGGCGAACTTCGCGGAAGCCTGTGGCATCGAGGCGTGCTTCCAACTCCTCGTCGTTCTCGAAGTCGGCGTCGGTGTACTTCTGCTCCTCGCCCAGCGCATCGCGGTAGATGTGGACTGTCTCCGACTTCATCTCCACCTTGTAATACTCGGCGATGTAGACGACGTCCGGCGTGAGCCAGTCGAACATACGCTGGTGGATCTGCTTGGCCAGCGAGGCAGGATCCTCGCCCCACTCTTCCTTGAACGCATCGTACGTGACGGACGACAGCACAAAGGCGTGTTTGGCGTCGGCCTTGTCTTGGCGCTTGGCGTTCAGATCGAAGAACACCGAGCTGTCGGCGTCGAAGATTGGTTCGATGCGGATGCGTTGGCGCTCGTCGTCGGCGTCCTCTTCGTCTTCGTACACAGTGCGCAAGCGCCATGCGCCGAACCCGCCACCAACGGCCTCTTCGAATGCATTGTCGTACGCTTCCTCAGCGACCGAGTCCTGCTCGTCTGCGCGGTACAGACTGGCGCAGGTGTCGGCCAGTTCGTCGTACTCTGCGCCTTCCTTGCTGACGAAGTTGACAGTGATGCGGTTGTTGCGGTACTCGTTGATGATGCGGATGACCGCCAAGTGAATCTTGTTCACCTCCAGACGAGGCTTGTTCTCGAACTGCACGCCAAGTGGGCCTTCCCACTGGGAACCGGCCACGGAGTAGAAGCGGCGATCCTGCAGACACTGAAGGCGCTCGTCGCGCATTGCCGTCTGGATCTTGTCGAACTCGGTGACCGCTTCTTGGTGGACGTTGTGCAGTCGTTGCTCTTTGGTGAGTGCCATTGGTTACATCCTCTTGTAATGGTTGATGGAGGCCATGGGTGTGGCGTCGGGCAGCTTCCGCTCTGCGCGGATCGGCCACTCGTAGTCAACACAATAGCCAATGGCAGTCGTGATGTGTTGGTAGTCGCTGTCTTCCTCGATGAAGGTGGAACCCTTCTTGATCTGGACAGTGGCCAAGCCTTTGTGGGCGTATGGCGCTGTGTTGGGATTGACGAACAACGAGCGTTCGCCAGCGGCGTTGCAGATCTTGGCACGCACGGCGTTCTGGCGGTCACGGATGGCCGGTGCTGCGTTCTTCACCCTGCGCTCGACCTTCCAGTTGTTGGCGCGGAGAACGGTCTCCATCTCGGTGTAGTCCGAGGCATGGCCGTGCTTCTCACCGGCTCGACCTGCTGGGTCGCCGTACACGATCACAGAGCGGTTCTGATGGTTCTTGAACTTCTCCACGAACTCGATGGCCGACTGGCGAGCCACGGCCGACGTCAGCACGATCTCGTCGAGGATGTAGAAGTCCTTGCCGTTGTTGCGCTTGACGCCGATGGCCGACGACATCGGGGTGAAGTTGAAGTCGTGGTGCCACATGATCTGTTCGTGCGGCTGCAGTGTCTCGTTGGTTGTGTTGGCGACTGTGTCGTAGTCCTCGTACACTCGGCCACTGGCTGTCTCGAACGACGCCTCGTACTCTTGCCGGAACTGGCGTGCCGACATGCGGCGCTTGGCCGACTCAATGGTCTCGGCCGGAAGGATGTCTGCGCTCTTCCAGCTGTACAACTTCCAGTCTGGATCGCCGCTCGTCCGAGCGTACTCGGCCATGTCGTAGTAATGATTCAGACCGTCGGGCACCCCGATCAACCAGCACCACGCCTTGAAGTCTGGGCGAGTCGGGTTGAAAGTGTCCAAGGCTGGCGAGATGTTCTCGTTCCAAGCGGTCTCACGAGTGTCGGCAATCTCGTCAATGATGCCACCCGTCCAGAACACACCCTCCATCCGTTGGGGTTGGTCAAGACCGATGAGCGAGATGGTGCTGCCGTTGGGGAAGCGAATGATCAGGTCAGACTCGCTGGGCTTCTCGGGCAGGACGCTGGTGAACGCTAGGCGCTTCAGATCGTTCCAGTAGATGCGCTTCACTTGGTCGCGGGTCGGAGCGGCAACGAAGTATGAACCTGCTTCGCGCATCGCCTCTCGCACCACGTATCGCTTGGCTCGCTCGGTCTTGCCAGAGCGACGTCCTGCTGGGACAACCTTGAAGCGCACGGCGTCGTTGACCAGCGCAGTCTGAATGTCGTGCTCTTTCAGCGGATACCAACGTGCCAAGTCCTGCTCGTAGGCAGGAGTCATGTGTTGTTGTTCCGCCATCATGTTCATACGGGCAACCGTTGAGCCATCATCTTGAGTGCCTCGGCAACCGCTTCATTGCCGCCTTGCACGGACACTGTCTGCGTTGCCAAGCGAGGAGCGTAGAACGGCGCAGCGGCTTTGGCTGCGTCCATGCGCACTGGGAAGTCTGCGTACACAACCTCGGTGACCAACTCACGGCTGATCTCGTTGCCTTTGTCGTCGCGTTCGATCTTCCAACGCTTCTGTTCGATCGGCTCGCCGCGAGCGACGTTCAGCAACCACTCGTGTGGAAGGATGCCGGTGGCCTTCGCAGCGACGATCGATTCCTTGGCCAGTTTGTTCACCGATCCAGGCTTGCGACCACCACCACGTCCAGGACCACCTTTGCCTTGCAGCGTTGGTTTCTGTTCGTCGGACATAAATGCGTTGATTCACTCTAGATTATCAATGTCCGCAATTATGCCTGGAAAAGTCGTCTATGGAAAGCACCACAGCAATATTTTTGAAAATCTGTGTGGCCGAGCTGGGCGTGTGAAAACAACTGCAATTACGGAAATAAAAATAAAGTCCAGTCGAAAGCACGCAAAAACGTGGGGTGGCCGTGTGAGGCCGTGTTGTACCTTCTCTTCCCCTCTAAATTACTTTTCTCCTTTTAACCTAATTTAATTATCTGTCGAAAGAAGGAGTAACAAGCCCGCACACGGCCAGTGGGCGTGTGAGACAACCACACGGCCAGTCACACGGCCAGCAGATTGGCGTGCAACTTCACGATCGTTTCGCGTCGCAGGAGCATCGACGACCTTGATTACAATCGCCACAACAGCCATCGGCGAACATCTTTCGCAGCCAAGCGAGCAGCCTTTTAATGTTCATTCCTTCACCTCCTGCACAGAGCGATCGTTGTTGTAGCGGCCACGAGCAGCGTAGCTGCGATCCACGGGAACCCATTTATGTTCATGGAACAACATCTGCCCAATGCGCATTCCGGCCGTGAGGCGAATGGCGGTGTAGCGCAGGACGTTGTGGAGCTCCAGTGTGAGTGTCGATCCGTGCCATCCGGCATCGCAGTGACAAGCGAACAGATTGTTCAGTCCAGACCGCGCACCCGAGCTCTTCAGTCGGAACTCGGCCGAGATGTTGCGAGGAAGGTTGAATACTTCCACCGAATGCGCCAGCACGAACTCTCCGGGAGCAAGGTCGTACGTCCCGCCACGTTCGGCCAGCGAGATCTTGCGTTGGGGGAAGTTGGTACGCGCATGCGGATCGACAACCGCACCGAAGCGGGCAGACTCGACGACAATTTCGTCGCCCAGATGGATGTCGATGGACGAGGCGTTGATGGCGTCGTGCTCCACGGGAGTGATCACGCCATCATCGACGATCTCACACAGTTGCATATAACTCAGCATTCACTTTCTCCTTCAAAGAAAATAGGCACCCAATTACCGGCTTTCGGCGCAACTGGGACAACCGTAAGGGACGAGGTGTTTTCGGCGTGCCTGCAAAGATCTAACACTTCCTTGCGTACGTATCCAAGCACGCGCATTGGCGGCTTGCCTTCCCAGACGCATTCGATGCAGCTGCAATGACCTGTGCCGCAGTTTATCGGTTTGGTTGCAGACATCAGAACGGCTCCTTGTCCAGTTCGACCAGCGGGTTGTACGAGGATGGTGTCCCA